GCCTCAGTACCGGCTTGCGCTTCAGCCCGTATGCAGATGTCTCACACTTGAGCGAGATGCTACCTGACGCCTCACCTGGCCCGCCAGAAATACTCGCAGCCATCGTGTCCATTGTGCCGCGCCAGCATACCACCGGCGTATCGATCAGGCGGAATTGTTCATCCAATGGGCAGAAGTACAGCTTAGCGTCGCGACCACGGTATTCCGCAACATCACCGACGGCAAGCGCCAGCCATTCAGGTTGCACAAGATTGAGCGTGAATGTCAGTGAGTTTGCTGTAGTACCTAATTCCTCATTGACCGCGCTGATATCGCCGATCGCACCAAGCCCAACCCAGTCATGGCCGCCCCAAGTCATCGTCTGACCTAGCGAGGAGGTATAAACTGTCCCGCTCAAAAAACTGAACTTGGCAAAGTACACGATCCGCGTAACGGGTTTCTGAAGCTCAGATTGTTGGCCGGCGGTCAGAGTCATGCTCGCACATCCTCAATCAGCTCAAGTTCAAAACCTCCGGCCATAATATTCCGGTATTCCCAAGACGATCCGGACTGCCGGCGGCGGAATAGCGCCTTCGGCTTGTCCCATGTGACAGCTGCAGCAATCAGATGGCTGTTACGTAATGGAGGCTCTACGGTCACTGAGATCACCCCTGAGCCGTTCGCTGTGGCGTCAGCAACAACCATCACGACTTGCTGAGTCGTGGCGGTGCCAATCCCCAATAGATCACCAGCCTTGAGCGTCTTCGTGGCCTCAGTCGCGGCGATGATCGACAGCGTAGTGTCGCCCTGAGCTGCGGCAGTATTGAGCGTCATTGTTCCGCGCATCGTCCCGCGTGGTGCTGTCCTGGCGTGATTCCATAGCTCAAGCTGATTTGTCTGTCCGCGCAGTTTCATTTCCAGCGCTTGCCACTCTCCGGATTCAGTTTCAAACATCGTCGGCGCGGAAAGCCGAACAGACCAGAGCGGCGGCGAAAGCTCTGCCGCCTGACTGCCAAAAGCAGAATTAAACGCAACATCCATCCGCGTCTGCGACCAGACAGAGGCATCTATTTTTAATGCAGACGGGAATGTGATAACGCTCATAATTGACCTTTACGTTGGAGACGGTCAGTCCATCTTGCGTGACCTGATTCTATCATCCGCTCGACATCGCGCAATATCTGCATGCGGTCTGTGCGGCTGTCAATATTTATAACGGTATTATCAATCACCTGCGAACCAAGGCTATTATTGGGCGTAACCATCCCGCCATTCTGCCCCATCATCAAGAAGTCCTTGCCGCCAACCGTCAGCAGCTCAGGGCCTTTCTCGTTCACCTGGTAAATTCCGCCAGCGGATACCGGGCCACCCAATGCCCTGGCGCCAACAGATGCGGCTGAAGCTGCAATGACTGTTGCTGCAAAACCTTGTGCAGCAGCAACTGCCGCCGCTGCCGCTGCTGGTGCGGCAATCGGGCCTGTCACCGGGAAAGCCGCTGTTGACGCATACGCATTCAGGCCTGCCATTGCCACCATCGCTTCGGCTTCTGCGGCCATAGATGCGGCATACCCAGCGGCTGCTGTCTTATCTAGCAGGAGCTTCTGAATATGCATCTTGATAAACGCAGCAATAAAAGCATCAGCTATGTTGAGCGCGACATTCGTCAGGCTATCTTCAAGATCTTTGCCGTAGATAATGGCCTGGGAAATGCTCTTAGAAATACCATCGACAGCCGAACTCATCGCAGACTCGACGGCCTTGCTTGCCTCTGAAGACAAATTGACCAGAGATAGCTTGAAGTTATCAATCCCGATTGCCATCGCATCGGCAAAGTTGGCATTCTCAGTCATGCTGCCCATCTGAATGCTGAGTACGTTCAGGCTTGATGCGGTCTCGAGATATAGCTTGCTCAGCTTTGCCTGGGTCTCGATGATCTTCTTGTCGTTTTCGTCCTTGGCCGCGCCTTTAAGGTCAAGCGCATTGAGGGCTTTCAGCTCTTCAAAGATCGCATTTTTCTGGATGTTTGCATTCGACTCGAGCAGATTTCTCTTCTGCTGGTAGTAGCTTTGCTCAGAGATGATCCCGGCAGATCGAACTGCATCCAGTTCTTTTTCCTTGTACGCATTTGCGGCAATTTCTTTTTCAGCAGCCGCTTTGATGCTGGCTAGTTGCCTGTCAAGCGCGGCCTTGGCTTCTTTTTCGTCCTCGCCTTTTTTCACTGCGCCGGTGAATTTCAGCGCCGGCCGTTTGACTTCTGACTTCTCTTTGACCTGCTCGACCATTTTTGCAGAAGCAGTACCAATCGACATTACCTTCGCCTGAAAACGATCAAGCTCCGCCCTGGCTTCTGCGGCATCCTTCTTGACAGCATCCCCAATCGCTGAGAAGCCTTCCAAATCAAGCGTAGCAAGCGCGACAAGTTGCGCGCCTATTGCCCCAGCTTCTCGGCCGATAGATGTCAATACAAACATCACATCTGACCCGACCACGGTTACTACTTTGAATATCTCAACAAGGCCTGATATAGCACCTTTCAAGAATGCCGTCGCAGTTGCCACAAATTCCTGATCTCGTGCAATCTCCATGATCGCATCCGTGAATGCGTTGATCGTCGGGATCAAGTCTGATGCGATTACCTGAGCCTGCAATCCGATCTCTGTGCGGAACTTCGCCTGACGATCGGAATATTCATCTGCAAGGCGAATTTGCTCTGCGGTCAGGATATTTTGACGGCCACCTTCTGCCGCAAGTTCTTTCATGAACGGGATCGCATCGGCGCCAGATTTCCCGAACAGCGCCATGGCTACAGCTGACTTCGTAGAACTATCTTCAAAGTTGGACATCGCCTTCGCGACAGTCTCAAGCTGGTCAGTCGGGTTCAGCTTCTTAAACTCTGCAATGTCAATTCCGAGCGCTGTCAAAGCAGCACCAGCGCTCTTGCTTTCGTCATCAACGCCGGAAAGGTTCTTGGTCAACTTCTGCGACAGCCCGGCAACTGATTCCATGCTGAGTCCTGCAGTGCCAGCAGCAACAGCAAGCGATGCCACGTTGACCGCTGTATCGCCGATTGACTCTGCAAGGTCTTGGAAGACTCCGGTCTTTTTCACCAGAGAATCGAATGCATATGCCAGCGCGCCCAGTGAAGCAACTGCAGCAGCACCAAGCGCAATAAATCCGGTGCGTAGTTGATCGCCAACCTTCGCGCCTTCTCTATGCGCCTCGATCAGTCTTTGAGCATTATCAGCAGCGCGCAGCTGCTCATCTGATGCGCCCCTGAGTGCGAGCTTGTAGGCGATTTGTTCGCGGGTGGATTTGCCGATTGTTTTGGCCTGTGTTTCAAGGCTCTGAATGTATCGGTCGATTGATTGTGATGCGGACTTTGTAGCCTGGCCGGACGACTTGCCAAGGCCTTCTATTGATTTTCTGGCCTCAGCAATGGCGGCATTCAGCTTAGAGCCGTCTGCGCTTAATTCGATAATGCCTTGCCCGAGTACGGTCATTTCTTCGACTCCCTGATTACAGACAAGGCCACATCTTCCATGATTCGGATGTCCTCAAATACTTGTTGCTGGTCGCGCACCTTCACGAATTCCATGACTGGTTTCAGTGCATTATAATCCAGTCCGGTCGCGCCATTGTTGCCGATTCGCCATTGAGTGCTCATGGCGATGAACACGTTCACCGATTCGGCATTGTCAGGCCAAACGTCAATCGCTCTGGCCTCTTCTGCCTCAGCAAGTGTCAGTCCGTATGCTGCTGCCTCCGCTTCGTTCGCGCCCTTGGAATAGATCGCGACGGCGGAGGCTTTCAGTTTTTTAAGCGCGCCTGTACGAGCTGGTCGATGTAGGTCTTGAATGTAGCCAGACCTGCACCGGCGTAATTCTGCAGCAGTGTTTCGGCATTCTCTTTCGAGAATGGATCGTCAAGCTCCCAGCCGGTGACCATTTCAATGAACGAGTCGATGTCGTCCTTGCCTGCGCGGGTCTTGATGAACTCTTCAAGGTCGGCTTTCGTCCGATGCTTGAATGTCATCTCAACATCAACAGGATCGCCACCG